GTCCGGGTTCATTGGGTATACTTCCTAGACCAACCAGACATATTGATTTGTCTGGCGGTATTTTAGGCGCATTGGCAAGTGTTGTGGGGTTCGGTGTAAATAACGGCAGATCATCACCAAAAGGAACTGTAGGTGCCGGAATTCAAGATGACTCTGATAATTCACCTTTATCAAAACAAGCAATTGGTGGTGGTAAGGGTCTTTTGAGAGGTAAAACCGCTTCTGGTGGTTATAATTCTCTTGCGTCACGTTGGGGTGGTAATGCAAAAAAGAATAGTTTCTTGAGATCCATTGCGGCATCAGTATTTCCTTCATTTATTAACAGCAAACAACCTGAAAAAACTGGATATCGAGCAGATGAAGGTGCATATGGTTGGATGATTTCTGATAAAAAAGGAAAGTTCAATAAACATCATGTTATCACTGACGCTGAAATTACGTTGAATCAGTTGTGGATTGCTGGAAGTAGCGACGGCGGACCAAAAAACATTCGTAAAGATGGTAATGAAGCACCACAAAACAGAAGAATTGTATTTGTTGATGGTACTGAACAGAAAATTTCTGGAACTGAAGTAACTGGACCTACAATTAATGGTGGAACAACCGGATTTAAGTTTGAAAAAGACGTAGACAACGTGGAAAAATACGGAAAATCTGTGGGTATTGAACCATACCGTAAGGATATTTCCAACAATTTCAAGTTCTCTGTGATGTTGATGAACTATAAAAAGTATCTCGACAAGACCAATAGATTTCCTACAAAAATGGACGGTCCTCCATTGGACTTAACTAACGCAAATGACGTTATTGTTATTAAACCACAGGAAGACTTCTTCAAAAAGTATGGATTCGACACTGTTCCAAGCGTATTTTTTATCAAATCGATAACCGATATACCAACTCGTCAAAGAAGTGGTGATGAAAAACGTTCTGCGGTTGCAGTTGAAGGAACTTACGCTAAAAAACGTAGAGATGCCAATGATAACGGTAATCTTGCCAACTTTCATAAGAACATGGAAGATGGAAAGTTCAAAGGGCTTCCGTCAGAAATTAATGACGTTGGTGATCGTATAAATTCTACTCTTCAAACCAAGAAAGAAGATCCAATTAATAAAGAACAAATCAAGGATCTCAACAGATTAGTTGAAAAAATTAAGAATACTGGATATTCAATTGCGTTTACCAACGCTGACACACGTGTATTTACTAGTCCTGACACCACATTGTTTGGCATCGATAAACTTAAACAATCAAATATCAATGATAAAAAGTTGGTTGATAACTATAAAGACAGTACACAACTGTTGGATGGTCTAGGAAAACATGACCGTAAGAATAGTCGTAAGATGGCAACATCTAACGCTGGTGATGGTATTAACAGATTGACTATTTTGAATAAAGAAAAACAAATATCAGACGATACTGGCATTTCTGGTTGGACAACTTATGAACCATATAATGATGATTTGATCGCCTTTTACTTTTACGATATGGTTAACGAAAAGTATATACCATTCAGAGCATCTGTCACTGGTATCAATGATAGTTTCCAAGCCGACTGGGTTAACTACAAGTATATTGGACGTGCAGATAAGGTTTATACCTACGATGGTATAACACGTCAGTTGAGTTTTTCATTCAAGGTAATTGCCAATAGCATAAAAGAGTTATTGCCAATGTGGACACGTATTAATTATTTGTGCGGATTAACAATGCCTGCAAATTATACATCTGCGCCTAGTCAACAAGATGGTAGTGAAAATCAGTTTATGGTACCGGCGTTTGTTTTGTTGACATTGGGTGATATATACAAAGAACAACCTATTGTAATTAACCGTGTTGGTCTTAGTATTCCAGATGGTGCTGCGTGGGAAACAATAAATGAAACGTCACAACAAGACTGGTCATATTTAAACAATATTATTACTTGGACTGGCTCAAAAGGTAAATCTGCTCAATTTCCAAGAGAAGTTGAAATATCGATGGACATGACTCCATTGTTTAAAGAACGCCCTGTTACTGGCATGGCAAACTTTGGACACGCACCAAGAGATTTGACCAATGGTGATTTTATTGGTGGAGATGGTAACTCTTTCTCAAGAGGGTTGGCGGTTCCTAGAACAATAACTAACGTAGAAGAATAACGTATGAGATACGACAGAAACGTAAACATAAAGAAGAGATGGGACGGTAAACGGTATTTTGGAACAAGATTGTATCCAATCATACCAGTTACTTCGTCTGATATTTATGTTGTGACCAACGAAACTGATACGTTGGATAACTTGGCGTTCAAATATTATAAGAATCCGTCGTTGTGGTGGATTATTGCACAAGCAAATAATATTGGAAAAGGAAAGTTGTCGGTACCTGCAGGATTACAACTACGTATACCTACAAACGTGACTACAATACTAAATAATTACACCGCTCTTAATTCGTAACAGTTATGTCTACCAGATTCGTAGCACCATTTGAAATTCAACCATTCCCAAAGTACATTCGTGACGAATTAGAACGTCGTGAACGTGATGTTGGAGTCAATTTCATTTCCAATACAGTCGCTAGTTGGGATGACAATGGAAACTGGAACACATACAAAGGACCGATGCGTTGTTGGGTCCGTGTGTGTTCAAACGGTATTGGTGATGTAAAATATGGATCCAAAGAAGGATTTGTATTTGGTGGTGCAAATGGTTTTTATAAAGATTACGGATTTGAACCAAAGGACTACAATAAAACCGAAACGGTATTGGGATTTACTCCGTCTGGAATTCCACACGTTATTGAAAATGAAAACACCACAAACGGTATCATAAACAAACACGTTCCACCACCCGGAATAATAAGCGTTGACGCTGTGATGCAAAAGTCAATGTATCGTCAAATTACGATCAAGTGGAAGTGTTATTCAAAAGATCACTTGAACTACATGACACCATATTTAATGTCTCCGGGTGTTTCGATGTTTATTGAGTGGGGGTGGAATCATTATAATCCACAGTCATTGTTGAATTTGACTGATATTGGTCGTCCTGCAATAATGAAAGATTCTACTTCGGATAAAACGCCTGGCCCAAGCGGTGATCCAGATGATCCTAGAAAAACAAAAGGATTTGGTCTATTGGGAATTTATACAGATCCTTTGGAACAACAACTGATTGTAGAAGATGGTAAAGGTCTATATGATTTGACTTGCGGTATCATCACCAGTTTTGATTATTCACTTCAACCAGATGGATCTTACGATTGTACAACCGAAGTAAAGAGTAATAGTTTTATATACAGCGGTGTACAAACACGTAGCAACGCTTTGGCATCATCCTCACCTGCGGATAACAAAGGAAATAAAAAGCCAGAACCGGTGCAAGATCTAAAGGGATATATTGAGAAACAGTTTAAATCGTTGCCAAAGACAGTATTAACCGGTTTGAATGGTACTACACCATTGTTTCCATTACCGGGATGGCCGGGGCCAGAAACACGTGTGTTCATTCCACGTAATTTGGACACGTCAAACGATCCACGTACAAAGGTTGATAACGTAACCAAGTACAGTTTTGATTCGGGTGCAAACGATGAGTTCTGGATCACCATGGGACTTTTTGTTGATTTGATTAACAAATTCTGTAAGGGAGTATCTGACAATACTGGTGCTACATTTAATCAAGTTGATATTAAATCATCATGGATTGGTGGACATAAGAACATGATTAGTACTGATGGCAAAGTGTTATTGATACCAAATTCACAGGCACCAAATATTTCACCGTCTGTTCAAGATCGTGGCAATTCAAAATTTTATAATACTCCTGATACTCAAAAGAGTGGTCCAGATCCAGCTGCAGTGAGTGAGCCTGATAAAACATTAGATTCAGTATTTGGTAGCAACACTCGTCAAGATCTAAATGAGATCGTTAACTATTTTAGAATAAACAACGGTGGACAAAATCCAGCGGACGTAGAATTTCCTTCCAAATCATACGATTATACTCTGGGTAAACTAGAAAACTTATATATTCATAAAGATTTAGTTATCAAAGCAATTGAAAAATCTGAAACGGTAACTGACATATTGAACTTTGTATTGAACAAAATTTCAGAGGCAGTAAATGGTTTTTGGAAGTTTAGTTTGATTCAATATGGTCCATCCAATTCTTTATTGTCTATTATTGATACCGAGTGTTTTAGTTTGAAACGTTTACAAGAATTGAATTCTGATAAACGTCCTTACTTATACTTTTTCAAGAATAGAGCTAGCAGAAACAATATTCAGGCACTAAACTTTAGTGTTAAGTTGAGTGATAAGGTTGCGACTACTGTATTGTATAATTCTCCGAAGGATAACAAAACATCTGTACCGTTGAAGAATCCATTTGGGTTCGTCACCAGAGATAGATTTTTTCAAATTACAAATGACGCTTCGTATTTGACACCATACGATAAAGAACTTTTGACAAAACAGAATCAGAATCTTGAAGCAGAACGTAAACGTTTGGATGACAAACGTAGAGATCAAATCAAAAAGGAACGTGATGTTAAAGATGGAGCGTATATCTATGGTGTTATAACCCGTGAAAACGGTCAAGAAAAGACGTATATTCGTAAGTTGGTATTGACTGAAAAGGATTTGTTTACCCTATTAGTTAACGATAAAGATCCAGCAAATGGATCAATTAACTCCTTTCCACAACCGGGAATCAAAGCGGAAATAACGGTTACTGGCATTGGTGGAATGAAAACATTCCAAATTTTCGGAATTGACAATTTGCCAGAACCGTATGATAAAGATATATTGTTTCAGATTGAAGATGTGAAACACAGTTTACAGAGCAATGGACAGTGGACTACGACTATTACGGCTGGTATACGTCCTACAAAAGGATTGAATGTCAAGTTATGATTGAACTTAGTAAATACATTAATTTAGCGGGGGATATAATACCGTCTGTATTTCCACGGGCGTATTTGTTTTCATCTGCGGATATTGATTATAGCATTCAATATACTCGTCGTTATTTTGTAAAAAAGGTTAACGACAATGACATTGTGGAAGTGAAAGGTGATAACTTTAAAACTATTCCGGAAAACATCTATCAAAAGACAAGTATTACTTGGCAAGTTTCTGGAATTGAAAGAAACCTTATAAAAAATGGTAAAGTTATTCAGGAGGGTGCTTACGAGTATAACCGTAAACAGGTAGCGTTGGCTGAAAAATACATGTCGGGACTAACGTTGAAGATCAGTGAAAATTATTTGAACGGTTTTAAAGGTTGACATTTGACCAAGTTAATGTTATCGTCACCGTTGAGTGAATCGTCTTAAAAAAATTGTATCGGAGATTGGAAAGAAAGACATCATTTTGGATGTGGTTCCGATGTCTGATTTTAGACATCCAGCGTCAAACGATCCGTGTTTGGTGTTGATCAAGGTTGTATCAAGTAGTAAGTGGTATACTATTCATATCAACACATATGACACCACAGAGTTTGTGTCAAAAGATGATGTTGTTGATCAACTCAATAATGTTCGTGGACGTATCTTTTGCTTTTCCAAACGGAAGGTACTTCATATGTTGAAGATAAACAACCTTCATGATTTGTCTTTGGCATCATTTATTGAATCCGGTGATATTGTTGATCAAGACGAATATGACACCGCGTCACATATCTTTTTTAGAAACAAGTATAATCATCATATTGAACTGAATAAGATTGTACCTGTTAATAATCACATCTCACGATTTCTTGACATGTGTGAAGATGTAGAGGTTCATATTAAGAAGACGTATGATGATTCTTATCACAAAGTTAATACTTCGATTATAGAAACTTTACAGTCTATTGAATCACATGGACTGTGTGTTGATATGACGGAGTTTGAGAAACACTTTGCTGACAAGAAACATTTGGTGGTAAATAACCGCATATATACCGAGTATAATATTTTTACTTCAACTGGTCGTCCCAGCAATCGTTTTGGTGGTATCAACTATTCAGCGTTGAACAAGGAAAACGAATGTCGTAAGAGTTTTGTATCAAGGTTTGGGGATGACGGTGTTTTGGTGATGTTGGATTATAGTGCGTACCATCCTCATATTATTGGCAAGTTGATTCGATACGACTTTCCTAAAGATGTTAACATTTATCAATATTTGGGTCGATATTACTTCAAATCCGAAGATCTTTCCGAAGATCTTGTGAAGAAGTCGAAAACGTTAACGTTCCAACAATTGTATGGTTCTATCTCTGATGAATACCTCAAGATTCCGTATTTTGCGAAGATCCGTGAGTACATTGATCACCGGTGGGATTTCTTCAAGAACTTTGGGTATATTGAGACTCCTATCTTTAAACGTCCCATAACGTCAAATCATTTGAAGGATTCCAATCCAAACAAGTTATTTAACTACATTCTTCAAGCGTCTGAAACTGAGTATTCGATGCAAAGTTTGATGGATGTAAATCGTTATCTTAGTGATAAACAGACCAAACCTATTTTGTACACTTACGATTCGATGTTGTTTGATGTACACAAGAGTGAAGGTAAACAAGGGGTTTTACTGGAGATTATACGGTTAATGGAAAATCAAGGATTTCCAACAAAGTGTTATACTGGTAAGAACTATCATGACATGACTCCAGTATCTATTTAAAAAGGAAGGTTTTCATGTAAGACGCAATATTTATTAAATATTGTGTCATCATGAATAAAGATAAAATCATCAAAGATATACTTTTAGAGTATTCAGTGCTTTCAAAAACTGGCGGTATTGACAAATTGGATCATGATTTGTTGGTTACTGCAATCGAAAATTGTGGTTATGCTTCTTATTTTTCAATACCAAAATTGGTCAACGAAATTGAAAGTAAGAAAGAAAACCCCGGATTATCTAATGATGATATTGCGTTGATCAATCAAATTATAGGCAAAGGATCTGCTCAACAATCACGTGTATTATTTGATGACGATGATTTAAAGACACTTGATTTGGATGATCCACGTAATAAACCTGCTACATTATTTCCAAAAGACCGTGGACAAGCGGAGTTAACTTACAATGAATTGATACAGATTGGAAAAGATAATGGCGGATTAAAGATACTTCATAGTCCAAGTTCATTGAGAATTGCCACAGTCAAAGGTGGTCGTCGTCTTTCTAATATCAATACCACACATGGTATTAAAGATGGCAGCAAAACTTTCGGACAACTTATGTTGTTTTTGAAATTGGCAAAAGAACACAAAAACATGATTACTCTGGGTATTGAGTCAGCCGCACCTGGCTTAACCGGGGAAGTCATTGCAGTTAATCATATAAACGACTGGTTTAAAAAGAATAATCCAGAACAACAACCATTCAGATTGCATTTTTGGGATAAGACTGAACGTGTTCCAACAGGAGTTGAAGTTGATGACGCTGTTCATATCGTTGGTAAGAATAAAGCAGATATTGCTCTACGTAATCAAAACTCAGAAGTATTTTGGATTTCATTTAAAGGAGCTGAGTTTGATCCAAGACAATTCGTACAACGTGTAGATAGAGTAGATTTCCCACAGTATTCGGGAATGTTGGGATTGGACGATTCGTTTACTGATGGAAAAGTAAAAGCAGCGTGGGATAGTATTAAAATGACGTTTTTGAATGGAATTAAGAAAAACTATACTGTTCCACCATTGTTGATTAACCCAAGGAAGACCACGTTTGATGAAAATAAAGTGGTAATAAATCTTAATGGAAAATCTGCACTTGAAACCATCGGTCCAAATGCTG